AAATTAATGGCAAAAAATAAATTAACTGTTTTTCAAACCCTTGAAAGAGCATTAAAGGGCAATTTTACATCAGACCAAGGTTTTCAGCCTCATATAAATTCATATGATATGTCTGGTGCGAATTCTGTCATTTATAGGACAAAGGACAAGGGTGATTATGAAAGAACAAAGTTAGAATTACAGCAGAATGCCTATCTTAAAGAAAGATGGCTTAAGGCTAACATAGACTTATCTGTTACTGCATTTGCAGGTTTGACAAACGTTAAACTTATGTATCGTGATGCTGACCTTATGGATTCATTTCCAGAAATTGGCGCAGCACTTGATATTGTGGCAGAGGAAAGTTGCTTGAATGGAGAAAAAGGACAGATTGTTAACGTTTATTCAAAGTCAGAAAGAATCAAAGCAATTCTAGAAGATTTGTTTGTGAATAGACTTAACCTTCAAGTTACAGCCCCTATGGTTATTAGAGGTATGTGTAAATATGGAAACCAATTTATGATGCTTGACATTGATAACAAGTTAGGTATTAAAGGTTGGAGGCAGTTACCAGTGTTTAATGTTGAAAGACTTGAGAATGGCATTCAAAATCCTTATGGAAGTGGTCAAAGTCTAGCAGTTAACAATAAGGAGTATGATAGCGATGATTTTGCAACAAAGTTTGTTTGGTTGGATGAAAATAACAGCCAAGTTCCTTTCAGAAATTGGCAGATAGCACACTTTAGGTTACTTACAAACTCTCTCTGCTTACCTTATGGTACAAGTTACCTTAACGCAGCACGTAGGCATTGGAGAATGCTTTCATTGATGGAAGATATGATGCTTATCTATCGTCTTGAGCGTTCAATTGAAAGACGTGTTTATAAGATTTACGTTGGAGCGATTGACGATGCTGATGTTCAGGCATATGTTGAGCAGATTGCAAATAACTTTAAGAGAACCCCTATCATTGACCCAATGACAGGTCAGGTTGACTTAAGAAAGAATATCTTATCGGTAGACCAAGATATATTCATTCCAGTAAGAGACCAAAATGCGCCAACTCCTATTGATACACTTTCAGCAGCACAGAACTTAACTGCTATGGATGACATTAAGTTTGTTCAGAATAAGGTGTTGACAGCACTTAGAATTCCAAAGTCATTCTTGAATTTTGAGGAAAATGCTGGTGATGGTAAGAACCTTGCTCTTATGGATATTCGTTTCACACGTGTTATCAATAGAGTGCAGCAAGCATTCTTGATGGAACTAACAAAGATTGCAAGTATTCATCTTTATTTATTAGGATTTGAGGATGACCTTACAAACTTTAACCTTACAATGAATAACCCATCAACTCAAGCGGAACAACTTGAAATTGATAACTTACAGAAAAAGATTTCAGCAGTTAGAGACGCAGTATCTGACCCAGGAAATGGTTTACCAGTAATGTCTCAGACACGTGCCTTAAAGCAGATTATGAAATGGTCTGATAAGGAAATTAAAGAGAACCTTGAAGAGATTCGTCTTGAAAAGGGTCTTGCAGCAGAACTTGAAAAGACCACTCAGATTATTAAGAGAACAGGAATCTTCGATATTGTTGATAGAATGTACGGAGAGCCTGGTGCTGAATATCAAGAAGACCAACAGATGGGAGGTCCTGATGGTGGAATGCCTGGAGGCGGAGGAATGCCTGGAGGCGGAGGCGGCTTCGGTGGAGGCTTAGACGAATTAGGAGCACCTGGTGGAGAATCAGAAGGAGACATTTCAGGAAATGAAGGTGCAGAACCAACTGGAGACATGGAAGGCGGGGCACCGCCTGAAGGTGGAACACCACCGCCACCACCTCCTGCAAATGAGGGAAAGAAATCTAAAAATGTTTTGACTGAAAGCAAGGCTAAACAAATATTAGCAGAGAAAAATAAAATTCTTGATAATATGTTTGAAACATATCTTAACAAGATTGATAACAGAATCGAGAGAAGTAAGAAACAGGAAAGCATAATTGAGAGAACAGACATATATGATAAATCTCTTTTGATTAATGAAGAATTTTCAAAAATGATTGATTCATTAAATTTTTTAAATAACGAAGAAGAGGCTGACGAATAATCAGCCTTTTTTCGTGTTGTAAAATATTTATAAATAAAATAATTTAATGAGTTTTATCGATAGCATCATAAGTGAAGAAATAAGAAAGGAATTTAACATTATAATGGAATCGCATCAAGACATAGTTGATAATATACAACTAGGTGTTGATTTGGTCAATTATTTATGGATGAATCCTGATAACACATGGTGGATAAAAATAGAAGCAAGATATAAGGATTATAGAGGGTACAATAAAAGGCATCCAAACAATAGAACCCATAAATGGTGGAGTAGTGTAGGTGGTATGGATGGAACAAGAAGAGAAAATCATGTTGGATATGTAATTGTCAGAGGAAGAACCAAAGAGGATTGCATCAATTCAATTAAAAACGCAGTGGTACATCTTAACCCTTGGGCTGCTCAGGAAATGGGAACCGATACACTTTATTCTAATGGAAATGCAGAAGCAATTAAAGTTGCTTGTAATGCTTTTTTTGCTAGAGCGTATATGACAATTAACAAAAGGTCAATGGAATACGCGATTAAAAAAGCAAAAGAAGATAAAAGATTTGGTAGAAATGGTGGAAGAGAGTTACATCATAGGCTTGGTAAACCGCAAGATAGTAAATACAGACCTGGCTCTTTGATTGATTGCGATATTGATGACCCACAGGCACAGAAAGAGTTGTCTAACTATCTTAAAAAGCAAGGCGTAACGCCATTTAGAGACGCTGCTAGTCATGATGGAAGGCACTATATAATATTTGACAAAGATAAACAGAAAAACTTAGATTTTTCATTTTTAAATAATAATAGAAAATACTCATGTAATAATAGACCTGGCGACCCACCAGTGCTTTTGAAGCCTGATGCCAATATGCTATTATACTCAACGGTTGGAAAATAAAAAATATTATGGACGAAAAGCAAAAATATTTAGAAATGTGGCAAGAAGCGGTTAGAAAGGCTTCTGATGCTATGCAAAATGGCGATACTGAAATGTCTGATAAGTTTGTTCAGGAAATGGAAGATGCTTATGAAAGATACAAGGAGATTGTCAATGATGAAATGGCTACAATGGATATGAATTTTACAAACCTTAATGCAACTTTTGAAAGTGTTCTTCCAAAGTTGATAATTAAGGATAAGAAAACTGTGTCTAAATGTATTAAAATGATTAAGGAAGATAAAAATTTATCTGCCCAGTTCAAGTTTTATAATGCATTGAAGCAATTTAATTGCGATGGTGACGCAAAAGACTATATCAACGAATCTCTTAAATTGGTTGAAAACGATATTGATTTTAAAACTTTAAAGAAGTCAAATAGAAAGTTTGCAAATTTCTTGATTGAGCATAAAATCAGACCAACACAGGAGTTGAGCGAAGAAGAAATGAAGTTCAATGAGAGTTGTGATTATTTGTTAACTCATAAGAAAACGCTTAATAACTTAACTGAGATTACAAACAGTATTAACAATGTTAGTAAGTACATCGTTGAAAACAAGAAAGAAAACGATAAGAAGGTAGACGTTCTTGCAATGGCAGAGCAAGTTGAAAAGAAGTTAAATTCTTTGAACGAGGCTGAACAAGCATTGGTTAAGGATATTATGATGGCAAATAGTTCAGTTGCTGAATCCAGAAGACAGAGCCTTTTTGAAAAAATTAAAAAAGAGTGTATTGAGAAAATCAACAAAATGATTTCTGAAAATGACGGTAGCGAGAAAGAAAGATTGCTTAATTTGAAAGAAACAATTATGTTGAAGGAGTATGATAAATCTAACATTGTCGGAGATATTGCAAAGTTGTTGGAAATTGGCGCAGTATTAAGTGACAGTGACCATGAGAAATATATGTAACATAGAATAATAAAAAATTAAGATGAAAGCATACAAATATGAAAAAAGTAATAAAACTCACAGAAGATAATTTACGAAAAATAGTAAAAGAATCTGTTAATAGAATTTTAAAAGAAGCCGAAGACGGTGGATGGGTTGTTGACTCAAGCGAGGCTGAAGAAGCATATAACATGGCAGCAGCAGAATTTGGTAATGAAGAACTAAACGCTGCAATTGTAAGATGCCTTGGTAACGAGGCTTTAGCACAATGCCTTGCTTATATATTTAGGCAATATGATTTCCGTGAATGGAGTAACAGATAAAAGCAATCATAAATGATTGCTTTTTTTTGACTGGTAATAAAAAAAATATATATTTTATAAAATGAAATATATATGATTAGGTTAAATAAAGAAATTAAATTAAACGGTTGTAAGAACATAAGTTTAAAATACGGAAGTGTAAATAAAAATGACCCACAAGTAATTTATGTTTCCGGCAAAATGTGGATTTGCCCGACTTATGAAGGTGATTTTGAAACACCAATAAATTTAGCATATACAAACTTTAAAAAGGAATTAACAAAAGTTTTAAGAAGTAGTGTCATATTTGACACAAAACATATTTTAGATTTTGATATAAATCCTGAAAATTTAATTTGTAATAAAAAGAAATATTTTTCGATTACATTTTTTGTGAAACAGAATTCTGAAAAATTAATAAATTTGAAAAATATGAAAAATTTAATTATATCAAATTTCGGATATTTATTTAGTGATTTAGAAAATGAATTAATTGAAAATGAATTTGCAATAAGTAAAACAAAATAATTATGACAATTGAATCTGTTGTTGTATGGTATGAAAAAAATGTTAATTACAAATTAACAAAAGCGTTTTTAGATTTTCTCGTTAAAACAGGAATTATAAATTATGATGTAGATTTAGAATTATTAAATTTATTTCTTTTAGACAGATATGAAGATGATTTTGTAAAAGAGAATGATAAATTTAAAATTAAAAAAAATAGAATTCCTGTAATCGATAAATTTAAAGAAGAAAAAAAAGAAATTAAAAAAGAGGAAAAGAAAGTTGTAGAGCAAAAATCTTCTAAAAAAGAAATTCCGGTCACAGAAACAAAAAAAACAACAAACAAGAAATTTAAAATAGAAAATCTTGGAGGTAAAAAACTGAAATTAGTTAAACTTTAAATATATTTATATAGAAATATAAATAATATGTCTAAGAGAATTAAATTAACTGAAAAACAAATAAATAAAGCCATAAATGAAATAAGTTATGGTACTGTTGACGATGCGAAAAGCATAGGCTATAGCACATTTAGTGATTTATGGCATAGTTTCTGGCAATTTGATAGTAAACTTGAAGAACTCGAAGAGCAATTTAAAGAATTAGAACCAAATCTTTATCAGAATAGAAATTTTAATGCGTTTAGAACAAGTCAGAATAATCCTTATATGAATAAGATATATTCTTTAATGCTTAAAATACAATCTAATATTGAAGGTATAAGAGAAGCTTCTGATACTATAAATGGAATTTTAGAAAGAAAAGAAAAGCAAAATGATAATTTTGAAAATTCTACCATGAAATATGATGCTGCGCATCAATATGATGATATATCATGGGATGATTATAAACGTGGAGAAATAAACAATGTCTAAGACTATTAAATTAAACGAATCTTCATTTAAGAAACTATTAGAGTATGTAGGTGATGAAGAGGCATTGGGAAGATATGATATATCTCCTGATGATTATCCGGATATGCCTTCTGATGAGGGTATGTCTGTTAATAGAAAAACAATGCAGTCAGATGATGTTGTTTCTTATCCGTTAACTGACACTGATTTTGAAGATGAACAATTCACAGGTCAAGAATATTTTGACCCGTATGCTAGAGACATATAAAAAGCGAGACTATTAATTAGTCTCGCTTTTATTTTTTAATAGTTGACGTTTCCATTTACATCAGGACCGCCATATCCATAACCGTTCATGTGGTTAATGATACCTTCCATTGTATTTATTGTATCTTGGCCAGTTCTTGCAAGTTCTTGTGCAATATACGTTGCTGTGTTCATACCAAAATCAGTCGCTAACAATTCAGCGAATTGTGTTACAACATCACCTTGTTCTTCTTTTAAAATTCTTTTAACAGATTCTTTTATAATATTATGAAGGTCTGATTCTGTTAATTTTATTTGTTTTTTCATGATAATAATATTTTGTCTATTTTATTTAATTTTTCGTTTACAGCCTTTTTCTCTTGTGATTTGTTTTCAACATACTGCTGCAAATCTTCTTGATGACCAATATAAGCTCCAGGTGTTGAAGGGTCTGACACAATATCCCAACAGATAAGTTCAAAGTCATCACCAACTATTGTTTGTCCTAACTTTTGTTCAACACTTCCAACACCACGTGAAGATACGCCAATCTTGTAGCCATTGAGAAGATGGTTTGCTGCCATATCGCCCATAGTTGAAACGATACCAAGTTTTCTATACCCTTCTGATATGTTAAGTTCCAACTTTCCTACAAGTGTTCTACCTTCCCAATGTAATTCGACAATGTTATGAGAGATTCTACCCAAGTCAATTGTTGACTCTGCCGGATGATTAAGTTCTCCATATGCTCTATGCTCATTAATCTTTTGCTGATATAATTCAACTTGTTTTTTTAGTGTACGCTCAGGGTATACTCTACCATTTGCGTTTTTAATATCGAATTTTTGGAACACAGCATCGACAATGAATGGATTTGGAACATTCCACGCCCCATCAGTCATTGATTCGTATATCTTTTTATTGTTTGCTGATTCTGTCATTGAAATGTAACCATCATTTTCAATTAACAAACCAGTGCCATACTCTCCTTTTTTGATTTCAACCAAGTCTGTTTTTTTCATAAACTTAAATACTTTTATATAAATATTTTACATAAATTAAATATTTATTATTAAATCAAATCTTTAGTTTTGAACTAAAAAAATATTCAAAAGTTATGAAAATGCTTTATTTACAGGCGGAAAATAATATTTTTTCGTTTCTGTAATATATTTATAATTAAAATAATGAAAATTTAATATATTTCATTTAAATGAAAAAGAATAGTAAAATTAGAAGCAATTTTGTTAAAGAATCTTTATTAGAGTATAACAACCTTGCCGATACATTAAAAGAAAATACTGAGAGTGCTGTTCGTGATTTACTTAAGGAAACAGTACTTGAACAATATGCCAAAATTCTTACCGAAGGTGAGGATGAGGACTATGATGTAGAGGAAGTGGATGATACTGATTCTGTAAACGCAAGCGAAGACGATGGAGCGGACGTAGATGCTGCTGATGGTATGGAGTCTGACGATGCTGTTGAAGGCGAAGAAGATGTTGATGTTGCCGGTGATGACACTATTGAAGGTGACGATGCAGATTTGGATGCTGGAGAGGAAGCAACTGAAGATGATGGTGAAGGATGGTCTGAGTTTGATAAGTACAAGGTTTCAGATGACGAGTATGACTTCTCAAATGCGGAAGACGAGGAAATCGTAAAAGTTTACAAACTATTAAAGGATGATGACCAAGTTGTTGTTGCAAAGAGCGATGACAAGGTTAGCATCAAGGATAATGAGACTGGCGCTGAATATCTTATCGACTTAGGTGGTGATGACACTGATGACGTTGCTGCAACAGCAGGGGCAGATGACTTTGGCACTGAGGATGATGACTTCGGCGGTGACGAAGGCTTCGGTGGCGAAGACGATGAATTTGAAAATCAAGACGATGAAGATATGAATGAATCAAGAATTTTTGAAATTGCATTGAACGAGTATAATTCTAACGTTGGTTATACCGATAATTACCAAAGCAAGGATGTAATGACAAATCCTGGAATGTCAGAGCCAGGCAAAAACGTTAATGACTGGGACAAGGGAGTTCCAAAGGACTCTAAAAAGCCTTGGTCAGGTAAAAAAGGTGACAAGAGCGAAAATCAGCCATTTACTGCTGAAAAGGGTAAAACTGTTGAAGAAGAAGAGGGAATGGAAGATGCAGTTGACACAGTAACTGAGGCTGCAATTCAGGAACTTAAGACAAGACAGGAGCATACTGCAAATGTCGGTAGTACCTCAAGAACCGATGGTGACAATGGAAATCGTAGACGTAAAGGACGTAGTTTCCACACAGCACAGAATGGTCAAGAAACAGGTACTGGTGACAACCCTTATTCAAACAACGCAACATCTGATGTGAATGTCAATGTTAAGGTTGAGTCAGTAATTAAGAAGGCTAATAAGATTTTCGAAGAGAACAAGCAACTTAAATCTGCTCTTATGAGATTTAAGAACACTCTAGAGGAAGCAGCAGTGACAAATGTTAATCTTGGAAACATCATTAAGTTGGTTATGGAAAATTCTACAACCAAGGATGAGAAGAAAGAGATTATTGCTAGATTCGGAAACGAGGCTAAGACTGTAGATGCTTCTAACACATTATTTGAGAGCATTTCACGCGACTTGAAGAAAAAGTCAAAGATGAACATTGACGAAAGCGTTGAGTATGGCGTAAATGACAACAAGATTAATGAGACTCAAATCTATCGCTCAAACGACATTTTGAATTCACTCGATTTGATGCATAGAATTTGCAAGTAAAAAATTAAACTAAAAATAAATTATTTAAATAATTCATTTAACAATGAGAGAATTTTTAACAAGCGGACAAGTTGGTAATATTGAACTTAACGCTCAGAGAAAAATACGTGAGGACATTCAGAATCGTTGGGATTCTCTAGGCTTTACTGAAGGTCTTGAGGGTAACATCAAAGAGAATGTTGCTACATTGTATGAGAATGAGGCAAAGCACTTGATTTATGAGGCTACTGCTTCTGATAACAGTGGTTCTTTCGAAACCGTTGTTTTCCCAATTATTAGACGTGTATTCAGCAAACTTCTTGCTAACGACATCGTATCAGTTCAGGCTATGAACCTTCCTGTTGGTAAGTTGTTCTTCATCCTTCCTGTTACTTCAGAAAGAGAGTGGGAACTTCCAACAAGCGCAGCAACAGAGCCAGGCGACATCGTAGATGGTACTACTGGTCGTCATAAGGGTCTTATGGGTTATGACAGAGTAAATCGTAACCAGGGTGGACGTATCGACCCAAGATACTATCTCCCAGATGAGACAATCAACGAACTTGAGAAGAAATTCGTTAAAATCAACCCAGCTATCGAGGCAGGTGAAGATGAATACGCTAGTGGATATGAACTTGCAGAGGCTGTAAAGGCTGACCCAACAATCCCTGCAACTAACTATCGTCAGGCAGGTCCTGAGGTAACTCAGTACTTCCAGAAGTCACTTTATGATTTGTTCTACAACGATTTCTTGTATGACAATTCAAAGGGTAAGGTAACTATCAAGGTTGGCGAGGCTATCCCTGTTATGCTTACTCCTATGGGTATTCGCCCATTCGCTGGTGACAATCTTAATCAGTATTTCAAGAGTGGATTCGACGGAACAGTTCGTAACGTAATCCTTGAGGTTGATGGCTTCTCAGCATTCAACGCAGGTCGTTTGACTGGTCCTGATGGAAACGAAATGGACACAGAAGGCTTCTTGGCTTCTTTGAAGGTTATCGCAATGAAAGAACTTACAGCAGCTCCAGTTGCAGAAGGTTCAGCAGTTATGACATCTGCTTTCAGAAAGTATGAGGCTATCCCATTCAGAGTAGTTACTCAGAAATATGGTAAGGGTATCGTTGAGTACGATGGTATTTGCGATGCTGATGGTAAGATTTACCTTGAACTTGACCTTGCTAAACCAGTTGTTCAGCAGGCAGGTACAATTGACGGATATGTTGGTGTTGATGCCGCACAGTTAGACGCTGCTATCTCAAGTGGTGACACCGCTGCAACTAAGGAAGCTCTTGCTGCATTGTTCAAGATTGCTTGGGCACAGTACGATTCATTAGAGCTTGAGACTGAAATCGGTGAGGTTTCATTCAAGTTGGATTCTGTAACTGTAGCAGTTGAAGAGAGAAAACTTCGTGCAACATGGTCTCCAGAGTTGGCACAGGACGTTAGTGCATTCCACAACATTGACGCAGAGGCTGAGTTAACAGCTATCCTTTCAGAGCAGATTGCTGCTGAAATCGACCGTGAAATTCTTCGTGACCTTAGAAAGGGAGCACCTTGGCAGGCACGTTGGGATGTTAATGGTTGGAGAAGAATGGCCGCATTCTCAACTAACTACACACAGAAGGACTGGAACCAGGAGTTATTCACAAAGATTAACCAGATTTCAGCACAGATTCATAAGGCAACTCTTCGTGGTGGCGCAAACTTCATTGTAGTATCTTCTGAGATTTCTGCATTGTTTGACAACCTTGAGTTCTTCCACGTATCTGACGCTTCAGCTGAGAGCGACCAGTACAATATGGGTATCGAGAAGATTGGTACTTTGAGTGGACGTTATCAGGTGTATCGCGACCCATATTCTCCACACTGGTCAATTATTATTGGTCATAAGGGTAAGTCACTTCTTGACACAGGTTACATCTATGCACCATATGTACCAATGCAGTTGACCCCAACAATTATTAACCCATTCAACTTTGCACCTATCAAGGGTATCATGACAAGATACGCTAAGAAGATGGTGAATAACAGGTACTACGGGCACGTGAGAGTCGATGGCCTTGTACACTGGCCAGTAAGTGAATTGAGATAATTATTTGAAATTCAATACTTTAAGAAAAGAGTAACATTTTTTGTTGCTCTTTTTTTTGTTTTTTAAAAATATTTTTTGTATATTTGTAATATGACAACAAAAGAGGCTTTAGAAAAGATTAAATTAGTTCATGGAGATAAGTATAAAATATCAGATTCTTGGGAATATAAGAACGCAAAATCTGATATTACTCTTTATTGTCCCGAACATGGAGAATTTCATAAGGGTTTTTATAGGCTTGTTAATATGAAGCAAGGATGCCCTGTTTGTTCTCGTGGAGGAATAGTTTATAAGGACCAAGGTTATTGGAATATAAAAGAACACTGTATAAAAGAAGCCAAAAAATATAAAAATAAATATGATTTAGAAAAAAAGTGTATTGGGTGTTATAATGGCGCAAGGAGAAATGGGTGGTTAGATGAAATATCTGCCCTTTATGATAATTCTATACAATATATGAGATATGATGAGCCTATTAATTGTGTTTACATTTATGAGTATAGTGATTTGAATTCATTTTATGTAGGAAGAACTAATAACATCAAACGTAGGCATAGGCAACATTGTAATGGGTATGGGCATAAAGATGGTAGTAGAACTTACGATATAGTTTATACGTTTGCAAATGATAATGGTATAGAAATACCTGAACCAATAATATTAGAAGAAAAATTGACAGCAGAACAAAGCCAAGAAAGAGAAGATTATTGGAAAAAGTATTACATTAAAAAGGGGTTAAATTGCTTAAATAAGGCTATAACTGGTGTTGAAAAAGGTTCTCTTGGAGCAACACTTAAATGGGATTATGAAACGTGTAAAAAAGAAGCAGAAAAGTATTCATCTAGGCAGGAAATGAGAAATAATAACCAAAGCATATATAATGCATGTTTGAAAAATGGGTGGCTCAATGAGTTTTTTGGTGATTGGGCTAAAAAAACAGATAATTACTGGAGCAATCTTGAGAACGTGTTAAATGCCGCAAAGGAATGCACTGGAGCAAAAGATATGCTAAGAAAATATGGTGGCGCATACAATTCAGCAATTAAGAATGGGTGGGTAAAATTACTAGTATATAAAGATAAAGGCTAACCTTAATTGGTTAGCCTTTTTTGTTTTTGATGATTTCGTCTAATTTTTTCTTTTCTTCATCATTACATAAATCATAGAATTTTTGATAATTTACTTGAAGGTCATAATTGAGGTTTTTAACATCTTTTAATTTATTAAACATTGCTCCATAAAACGCTTCAAATTGGTAATAACCTTTTTTTGTTATTCCCTTTATTATAGCCATATCACCAGATGTTCTATTAATAATGTAATCTCCTTTTTTAAAAATAGGTTCTATCATATCCATATTTTTTATAAAATGTTATTATTTAGTTGTTTAATTAAATATTTATAAGTAATAAGTTTTATAAAATATTTTTCAAAATATGTCTAATATATTTAATACAAGCACCTTAGAATATTACAACTACGGTGAACAAAATTATTTCCAGCCATCAAAAGCAGCATATAGTGTGAAGGTGTCTGATAAAGAGGGTAATATTATTACTCTTGAGAAAGACGGCTCTTTATTTGCTTGTGTTGGTCTTAGTCTGGTAGGAAATATTTTATCATTGATTGACAAGGCGCACGATGATTCTGTATTGGCGGAAATTGATTTCCCTAATGCAGGACATATTGACAATTGTCATTTCGATGAAGAAACAAATTCTATTGTTTTCGATATTATAACCCTAAATGGAGAGGTTGAAACTGTAGAATTGGATGTTGAGAGCCTTGTTGATGTATATGAGGCGGGACAAGGTGTTGAGATTGGAGATAAAGACCCAGAAACAGGTAAAAAATCAATCAGTATCAAACTTGCTTCAGGTGAGGATTTGCTTCAGTTATCAGACGATGGACTTAGCATTAGTGATAAGATTGCCACAGACGAAGAAGTTGAAGGGGCGGTAAGTGGTAAGGCTGATGTTGAGTATGTTGACGAGTTGTTTGATAGTGTTAGCGGATTAACTGAAGACATATCAGAACTTGAGGGAAAGGTAGACTCTTTAGAAGATGATATTGAAAAGATAAAGGACATTATTGGAACAGACGAAGATGACCCTAATCTTGATGAAAGAATTGATTCAAAGGCTGACTTGGATGATTTAAATGACTTGGAAGATGAGGTTGGAGAGTTGGAAACACAATTTAACCTTATTTCAGCCATTACAGATGATTTGAATGATAGGGTTGAGACTCTTGAAGAAACAGTAATTGATATTAATGAACTTAAGGAAGATGTTGCAGAATTAAGTGGAAGCGTTGAAAGCATTAATAATACAATTGTTGATATTAATTCTAATATTGCTGATTTAGAGACTGATGTTGAAAATAACAAAACACAAATTGTTAAAGTCACATCGGGTCTAAGCAGTAATGTTAAGGAGGCGTATGTTCTCACTAATAAGTTGGGTGAAGTATTAGGCGAACAGATAAATATTTACAATGATTCTACAATAGAAA